CATCGCCGAACAGGATGAGAAGCACCGCAACAAGGGCGATGCGCTCTTCCCGCAGATGAAGCCGCTGTCGTTCCTGATGCAGCGCAAGCAAGTGCTCTCGCAGGCGTCATGGGAATCGCTCTATCAGCAACGGCCCATCGCTGCAGGTGGCGAGCTATTCCCGGTCGAGCGCTTCCAAGTGATCGCATCGGTGAACCGCGCGAACGTGAAACGCAGCGTGCGCTACGTTGACAAGGCGGACACGAAGGACGGCGGCGCATACACGGCTGCGTCGCTGGTGCACGAGATGAAGGACGGCACGACCGTCGTCGAGAACGTGATCAGGGGACAGTGGTCGGCGCTCGAACGTGACGAGCGCATCATGCAGGCGGTGCAGGCGGATGCTGCGATATGCCCGCGCTATCAGGTCTGGTTCGAGCAAGAGCCCGGCAGCGGTGGCAAAGAATCCGCAGAGGCGAGCGTGCGCAAGTTCAAGGCGTTCAGTGTGCACCTCGACAAGGTGACCGGCTCGAAGGAAGTGCGCGCTGAGCCCTACGCTGCGCAGGTGCAGGGCGGGCAGGTGAGCATCAAGGCCGGTGAGTGGAATAGGGATTTCCTCGACGAGCACGAGCAATTCCCGTTCGGCAAGTACATGGATCAGGTCGATGCGACGGCTGGAGCTTTCAACAAGCTCGCCGCGCAGATCGGCACATACGACAGGACCCTAAGCTGGGTCGGCTAATTGTCTCGGCGTGAGACAAATTGTTTTCAGGAGCATGCGATGTTGCAGGTCATCGAAGGCCCGACGATTCAAGCTGGCGAGAGCCTGTCAGACAGCGTCGATTGCACTGCCGGGCAACTGGTGCGCATCACCGTGCCGGAGGAGTGGACGCCCGCAGCGCTGACGTTCCAGTTCTCAACCGACGGCATGTTCTTCAACGAGATGTATGGGCTCGATGGATTCGCCGTGACGATCACGACCGTGGTGGAAGGCGCTGGCGTGATCATCCCCGAACACATTGGCCGCGCTGTTGCGCACATCAAGTTTCGCTCTGGCACGAAGGGCAACCCGGTCGAGCAAGAAGCGACGCGCGTGTTCGCAGTGGCGGTGCTCACGCCTGACACGATGGAGATCGTCGAGGGCGCACCGCAGGCCGACATGCCGTGGCACGAGACGAAGCATGATTGAAGCTCTCACCATCAAGCTCGCTTGGATGCTGCCGCGCAGCCTCGCCTACTGGTGCGCGATCCGCGTCGGCGCGCATGCAACGCAGGGCGAGTGGAGCAATCAAGAGGTGCCCGCGCTCACGTTCATGGATGCGCTGAAGAGGTGGGAGCGATAGATGGCGTACCTCTTCGACACCTTCACGAACTTCCTGTCCGGCATGGGTGTGATCGGGCGAGACAAGCTCGTCTCGTCGCAGTACGTCACGCAAATCTGGACGAGGCAGCAACTCGAAGCGTCGTTCCGTTCTGATTGGATCGCACGCAAGGCGATCACGATCCCGCCGTTCGATGCGACACGTGAGTGGCGCGCGTGGCAGGCGGAGGGCGATCAGATCGAGGCGCTGGAGAAAACAGAGAAGCGCGTGCAGATACAGTTGAAGCTGCAGCAAGCGATGACGAAGGCGCGCCTCTATGGTGGCGCATGCATCCTCATCGGTGTCGATGGCAACATGGAGAAGGAGCTTGATCCCGAGACGATCAAGAAGGACGGGCTCAAGTGGCTGCACGTGCTCGCGCCGCATCAGGTCGTCGTCGATGAATTAGATAAGGACATCGAGAGCCCGTACTACGGGCAGCCGCTGTTCTACACGATGCGCGACGACAGCGGCAAAGCCGGTGTGTCCGATGTGAAGATACATCCCTCGCGCATGGTGCGCCTGATCGGCAACGACACGCCCGATGCAATGGAGCAACACGGGTGGGGCGACCCGATGCTGCAGATGATCCACGACGCAGTGAACGCAGCGGGCACAGTGGCAGGATCAATCGCAACGCTGATCGCAGAAGCGAAGTTCGACGTGATCAAGGTGCCCGGGCTCACCGAGATATTCTCGACAGAGGCTGGCACGAACCGGATCATCAAGCGCTTCAGCGAAGCGAACGTGGCGAAGAGCGTGATCAACGGCGTGCTGATGGATGCCGAAGAGGATTGGCAACGCATCGGCGTCAACCTCGCAGGCATGCCCGAAGTGCTGCAGATGTATCTGCAGATCGCAGCGGGAGCGAGCGACATCCCGGTCACGCGATTCTTGGGACAGGCACCGGCTGGTTTGAACAGCACGGGCGAAAGCGATTTGCGAAACTACTACGACAGAATCGCCAGCGATCAGGCGCTGCGCCTCACGCCTGCGATGGAGAAGCTCGACAAGGCGATCATGCGCTCGGCGCTCGGCAAGTACGATGAAGAGATATTCTATAACTGGAATAGCCTCTGGCAGATCGACGACGGGCAGAAGGCCACCATCGCAAAACAGAAAGCCGACACTGCGAAGGTCGATGCCGACAGTGGGCTCGTGCCGTTCGAGGCGCTGGTGCAGGGGCGCGTCAATCAACTGATCGAGGACGGCACATATCCGGGGCTCGAAGCTGCGGTTGAAGAGGCGATCAAGAACGAGGAGTTGATTGCAGAGCTTGAAGCTCAGATGCCCACGCCCGCCAACGAGAACGAGGAAGGTGACGAGGGCGAAGGCGGCATGGACGGCGAGACCGATGAAGAGGTCGATGAAGAGAGACCCGTCAGGAAGAAAGCGGTCGGCGATTCGGAGGTGGCCGACGGTGGCATCGGCCCTTTCGGCGAAAGGCTCTTCGTCGCTTAGCGACCTTGCTCGACCGTTTGGTCGAGTGGGATGAGAGCCTGCATCCACGTGCTGAGAGCGGAAGGTTCGGCGTTGGCAGCGGTGGCCCATCGGGCTCATCGTCGGAGAAGGGTGGCGCGCGAGGCACGAGCCGCAGCACAGGCAGACGCGCAGGCGAGAGGGACGACACCGGTGCGCAGCGTCGTGCGAAGATCATCGCACTGCGCGCGAAGCTGGGACGCAGCGCTGCAGAGGGCAAGGCACCGGCACGTCTCGCCGAGTTCGTATCGCCATCGGTCAAGAGCAATCTCGATTTCAAGGGCGCGGTGCGCGAGCTTGGCTCACGTCAACAGACGCGATTGCACGCAGCCTCGAACGACATCAACAAGAAGCTCGGCCTCGAAGGCGGCAAGGAGATCGACATCATCGGCGCGTGGAAGGACGGTGCAGAGAACAGCATCATGTCCCGCACCGAAGGCGATTGGAATAAAGCCGTGCTCGCCACGGTGATGAAGGGACATCTCGCCGATCAGAAATCGGTGCTGGTGTTTCAACAGCAGGAGCGTGGTGTGAGTGTGCTCGCGCAGTTCGATGCGAAGGGCAAGCTGCCTGCGATCCATAAGGCGCTGTTGAAGGAAGGCCTAGAGAATCACACCATCGTGCCGAAGAAAGACGGCAGCGGCGCAACGATCTACGTCGTTGACCTCGACGGCTCGAACCTCAAGAAGATCGAGAAAGCTGCAGCGAAGTATGACGCAGACGCCTACTTCCAATCCGGGCGCGCCGAGTTCATCGGAAACACCGACGACACCGACGACGAAGGAAAGCCCCTCTCAGACAGAGAACAGCGGGACCGCGCGCGAAGCGTATATCAAAGCATCATCGACCAATCCACGGTTAAAGATGCTCCAGCCATCTGGCAAAACGTACGGGATCATTGGGAGCCGCCCACCGGCGAAAAAGGGTACGACCTGACGCCGACCGCTTTGATCCGCGAGAACCCGAACATCAAGCACAACAGCGTCAACAAGGAAGTTGCCGCGAAGATGATGAACGGTCGCGCTGGCAAGATACTGCAGCGTGATCTCGGCGTTGATTATCTCGACGAGGACAATCGCACGCCGGAGCGTGATGATTATCTGGCGGGCGTGATCGCGATGGAGTTGCGCGAAGGCCTGATCGGCGGCGCATCGGGCGAGCACTGGTACGACGACACGGTGAAGAAGGCGATGAACATCGCCGAAGAAATCTATCCCGGCGTCAAGGACGATCCGCACAAGCGCTTCATCTACACGGCGGTGCTCGCTGCGACATCGCAGGGCGAGACGGTTGGCAACAACGTGCGGCTTGCCGACGAGGCGTACACGCATTGGGAAAAGACCGGCAAGCTGCCGGAGGACATCAAGACCATCAAGCCCGGCCCGGGGCAGAACATGAAGAAGCTCAACAAGCTGATCGCCGACGGCGGCGGTGGCAAGGAGGGCATCGAGCACGCACGACAGTTCTTCTCCGAACAGATGACCGCGCGCGAGTTGACAGAGCGGACAACGGAAGAGCCAAGCGCGACGCTGAAGGACGACATGGTGTACGGCAGCGCAATGATGGGGCCGAAGATCGGGCAAGGCTTCTATCAGAACCTCAACGGCAACTTCACGCCGATCACGATGGACCTCTGGTTCATGCGTGCATGGGGACGCCTGACGAACACCGGCGTTGCCGAAGGTGGGCCGAAGCAAATGGCGAAGCTCACCAGCGAGATGGAGAAGGCGGGGCTTCCCGTGCCTGAGACCGAGAAGGCGCGCATCGATGCAGCGCTCGCGATCACGGCGCAGCACGAGAAGGATTTCGTCAAGTACCGGAAGGAGTACGACGACAAGACGCGCGTGAAGAGCGCGCTGGTGAAGGCGGCGGAGCGCGTCGAGATGTATCACAAGGGCGCGCTGGTCGAGCAACCGCGCAACGGCAATCAGCGCAAGTGGATCACTGAGGTGTTCAACAAGGCGCTCGTGAAGCTGGAGAAAGACAAGGGCTTGAAGCTCACGCCTGCAGGTGCGCAGGCCACGTGGTGGTGGCCCGAGAAGATTCTGTGGGAGGAGATGGGCGTCACCGGCAAGAAGCGCGACACCGATTACGAGAAGAGCCTCGCGGAGTTGCGCGATAAAAAGAAGAAGAAAAGCTGATGGCGATTCTCGGTCATCCGCACTACTACCCGTGGATCGACGATCCCGATGACGAGGACGAGTGGGACGACGCGCGCATCGAGGAGATGAGCCGTCGCCTGCGCAAGCACTTCAAGCAGGTGAAGGGCAGCGTCAAGACGCGCGATGCCGGGCGCTTCGACGAGAACCTTCACCCGCGCGGACAGCCCGACAACCCGGGACAGTTCGGACCCGGTGCATCATCGACCGGTGCAAGCTCGAAGCCCAAGGGCACCAAGACGGTGAAGGAGGGCAACCCGAAGGCGCACAGCGAAAGCCCGGCGGCGAAGAAGACGGCGACGCAGGCGCTCGCGACATCAAGCACGTTCGGCAGCAACCCAAAGGCGGCGCTGTCGCGCGAGGCTTCAGCAAGGGCAGAGGCGAAAGCATCATCCAGCAAGAGCGTGCCAGATGATGACGAGGATGAGATCGAGACGGTCGAGCCCGACGATCAGCCCGATGTCGAAGAAGGCAAGGCACCGAAGGCGAACGCGAGCACGCTCTACAAGCCGACCAGCAAGGGACCTGCGGAGATCGCAGCCTCTGTGCCCGGCGGCGAAGAGGCGGTGAGGGCGACGACAGAGCGGCTCAAGGAGTTCGTGACGACCGACAGCCTGCCAGAGAAGGGCGGCTACAAGAACGCGAACGGCACCTACACGCCTGAGCGCGCAGCGATCCACGAGAAGATCGTGCAGGAGTTCATCAACCCGGAGACGGTGAGGAAGTACACACCGAAGCCCGGCGAATCTCCGATGCTGACAATCCTTGGCGGACGCGGTGGTTCTGGTAAAAGCTGGTTGACCTCGAAGGACGGGCCGATAGACACAGAGAAATCTCTGGTGCTCGACGCCGACGAGATCAAGAGCAAGCTACCGGGATACAAGGGCTGGAACGCCGCGCTCTATCATGAGGAATCGACCGACATCGTTGCGCAGATCGACGCGCGTGCAGCGAAGATCGGCATGAACGTGGTGCTCGATGGTACGCTGAAGAGCGAGAACATCCAGAAGCGCATCGACGTTTATCAGGCTCCGCCCTCGCACGAGTACGAGCTTGAAGGCTACTACATGTACGCGAGCCCCGAGACCGCAGCGACGCGGGCGATGGGAAGGTTCGCAACGAAGAAGGGTGATTTCTCCGGGCGCTTCGTGCCGCCGGAGGTCATCCTTGGCAACGTCAACAACGAGAAGAACTTCGACAAGATGTCGGAGGGCTTCAGGAAGTGGGGAGTGTATGACAACGACGCCGACAAAAGAGGAGAAGCCCCAAGGCTCGTCAGCCAAGGGCAGCGAAAAGGAAAGCGTGTACGTTGACAAGAACGGCACGCCGATTCCGCTCGATCACTTCGAGAACGAGGTCGGGCACGCCGATCTCCCGTTCGATCCTGCGCAGAAGAAGAAGTTCAACGCAGAGACCGAAGCGCTGATGAAGTTCAAGAACACGGGCGAGGAGCCCGACGAGGAAGAGAGCGACGACGAGGATGAATAGCCGACGCGATCCGACACGCTCCGCAGGCTTGCGTCGTCAGGGTCGCACCGTCGTCAATCGCAAGGTGTTCGAGCTTCATCGTGAGCTAAGGCTGAACCTGCAAGACCACGACGTGGTCGGTCTACGCCAGAAGGCGAACCTCCCTGCAGGCTTCTCATCGTACGTCGAGCAACGTGGTGATCGGCTCGAACGCAGCGGCATGATGCTGGGTCGTATCGTCGAGAACAATCTGGAGAGCCCGCCCGATTGGCTCACTGGTCTGATAGATCGCGCTGTGGCACGAGGGCTCGAACAGGTCGGGCAGGAATTGAAGGTCGCCATCGAAGGGCTCGACCACACCGACGTGTCACGCTTTCACGCGAACTCTGCCACCATCGAGGTGCACGGCATCGCAGGCGAGACGCAGCGCAGGGTGATGCGGCACGTCGGCTCGGCGCTGGAGCGCGATCAATCACCCGAGACGCTGATGCGCGAGGTGCGCAGCGTGCTGGAGAAGATCACGAAGCTGCGGCTGCACATGCTGGTGAACACATCGGTGGTGCGCGCAGTGAACGCAGGCAAGCTGTTCGGCTACGTCGAGAACGGTATCACGCAGGTCGGCATCTCGCCCGAGTGGTTGCCAACACGTGACAGCCACGTGCTGCATGATCGCACGCCGCCGATCATAGGAGGTCGAGCACCGATCTCTTCACGCACGCAACAGCGACGCGAGCGTGCAGAGCGCAAGTTGCAGGCAGCACTCGAAGAGAGCGGCGTGCAGGTGCTGACCGCAGGCGACGACAAGGTCTGCGATGATTGCAGCGACATCGCAGCGGAAGGTCCATACGACCTCGATGCGGCGCGCGGCTTGATACCGGCACATCCGAACTGCCGGTGCGCGTTCATTCCGTTCGGTGACAAGAGGTTCGCTCCCATCGAGGAGCAAGAGGAGGAATAAATGGGACGACGTTTTACGGTGATCGACAACTTCCACAGTGACGAGTTCGAGTGCGATTACGTTGCGGGCCTGAGCTACGAGGCGCGCGACGAAGACGAGAAGTTGCTGGGCCTGATCGACAAGTGGATCGAGGACGGCAAGGTGCGCGAAGGCGGACCGGAATCCAGCGTGTCCGGCACTGCGGAGGTGACCGAAGCCGAAGAACCTGAAGCGAAGAAGTAACCCGCGCGCACGCGCATCATCCAACCTCAACAGGAGGCTCTAATGGCAGTGACCCACCCGACCGCAGTGCGAACGGCGCTTGCGGATTTCGTTGTTGACCAACTCGACGTGAACACTCCGCCCGGCAAGCTGATCATGCAGACGGCGGCGAACGCGACGGTCGCAACGCTCACGTTTGCCAACCCGGCGTTCGGTGCTGCAGCAACCGGCACGGCGACGGCGAACGCCATCGTCGCCGACACCAACGCAGTGGGCGGCACCATCGCGAAGGCGGAGCTACGCCAAGGCGGTGGCACACCGATCATCCTGTGCTCGGTCACGACAACGGGCGGCGGTGGCGACATTCAATTGAACTCGGTTGTGATCTCTGCGGGCCAGCAAGTGTCGCTGACCTCGCTGACCTACGCGGCTCCGGCGTAACGGCCCCCCTAGCGTTGGAGATGGCGAGCGAGTTGCGCGGAAGGGAGCCTATGTCTCAACCGCGCAACGTCGTGCCATGTGGCGATTGTCATCTGTGCTGCAGGCTGATGACACCGGTTCGCCCGGAGATGGGCGACGACCCTTCGCAGTACATCACGGCGACATGCTTCACGCCCGGCAAAGCGCCGTACATGATCCTCGACCGTCAAGCGAACGGCGATTGCATCTATCTCAGCGAGAGCGGCTGCACGATCTGGGAACGCGCGCCGCATGCGTGCAAGCAATTCGATTGCCGCTTGATCTTCAAGAACTCTGATCGCATCGGGCGCAAGCTCGCGATCAAGAACAACGACATGCCCAAAGCAATCTTCGACAGAGGACGTGAGCTTCTGAAATGAACGAGTGGATCGTGCTTGACCCAGAACCGGATGTGGCTGTCGCCACCGGCTTCGCCGAAAGCGAAGACGCGGTGACGTGGGTTGCGCGCGCGCTCGAAGAGACGACCGATGAAGATCGCATCGCGATGCTGAAGCGCTGCGTTGTCGCGCCACATGATCCTGCGAGGGATTCCTGATGGGCACGATTGCCGAGTTCACCAACGGCACTGGCGCGGCCGGGCTTGTGAACCCGACGACGCGCGCGGGTCAGGAATTTCTGACGCCCGGCTACGCGACCGAGACCAACGCCGTGATGCTTCAGTTGATGCGAAGCGGCACGCCGACCGACAATTACATCGCAGAACTGTGGAGCATGAGCGGGCCGGGCGGGACGCCGGTCGAGCTTCTCCGAACGTCGCGACCTCTTGCGATTGCCACGGTCGTAACAGGAAACCCCACGCTGTTCGGGCCATTCGTGTTCGACGTGCCGTTGTCGCTTGCAGCGTCCACGACATATCTGGTCGCGCTCAGGCGAGAATCGGTAACCGATTCCGGCAACTACATCAGCATCGGATCGAACACCGCGAGCGGGTATGCGAACGGTCGCTCGTACTCGCACAACGGCACCGCTTGGAATATCGGGTCCGCTGTCACCGATTACGGATTCAGAATCCTAGAGACCATCGTTCCCAGCTTCTCGACAAGCATCCCGATGGTGGGACCGTTCAAGACATCGAACGGTCCGCCGCTGGCGCAGAGCGTTGTCACCACGGCTAGTTTCCAGATCGGCTACACCACCACCGGTTCGCAGTGGGCAGGGCAAACCTTCACGCCTGCCACCGGATTTACGCTCACTGCGATCTCGCTGTGGCTGTCGCGCATCACGCCAGCGCCGACCTACGGCATCCTGATCACGATCCGGTCGCTCTCTCCAACGGGCACGATCCTCGCCACATCGGACACCGTCGCGCCCGCCACGGTGGGGAGTGCCAAGAGCTACATCAGGTTCGAGTTTCCATCGGGCTTCACGTTTCAGGCGGGCGTTACCTACGCGATACGGGTGCAGACGGTCTCGCTGCAAGCTGGCTACGGCTACAACGCAGGCGGCTCGAACACCGATGTGTTTCCCGGCGAGGGCTCAAACGACAACGGTGAGACGGGCGGCGATCTCGGCTTCGTCATGCACGGTGCGTCCACCGACATGTACTACGCTGCGGGCGTAGACGATAACGGCACCACGATCAGGTTTATCAAATCGAGTGATCCGACCGCTGGGTGGACAACCACGGCTTCGGTCCCCTTGGGCGTACCGTGCACGTCGCTGTCAGCGTATCAGCAAGGCGACACCGTCCACTTCGTCTACGGCTACTCGAACGCGGGCAATGCGTTCTTGGCCTACCAGAGCCTCGATATGACGCTCGGCGGATTGTCCGGAAACGCCGAGACGATCCTGAACGGCGTGATCACGACCGGGCAGTTGGGCGCGCTGCAGCATAGTGCTTCGGTGGTCGTGCGCTCGAACGGCGAAGTGGTCGTGCTGCACAACGGCGTGCAGACCAAGACATCGGGCACCTACCGCGCGCGCGTCTATCACACGCGGCGAACTGCGGTGAACACGTGGTCCGCTCCTGTACAGTGCGATTCGAATACGGCTGGCGATTTCGTGGTTCGCGAAAGCGTGCTTGGCGCAGGCGATGTCGTCCACATGTTCTGGTTCAACCAGACCATCGGACAGGGGCTATCGCGAACGCTCAGCGCGGCCAATGCACTAAGCACCGTGGTCGATTGCGGATCGGTTGGCACCAGCACCTACGATTATGCAGCGGACGCGCTGGTCGAGGGTGCGAACACGCGGGTCGCTTACGCCTACGGCAACAGCACCAGCAACAACATCGGGCGCTTTCTCAGCGCCGCAGCGCCGTCGTTCACCACCGGCTCACAACTTCCGGCAGGCGCGGCGCAGCCTGCAAGGCTAAGGCACGACGGCACTGATTTCTGGGTGTTCTTCCGCAACTCGGCGGGCAGCGCTGTCAACGTCGCGAAATCCGTGAACTACGGGCAGACGTGGGATTCGCCCGCCACGTCGCTTGTCGCTGCGGTCCCGGCATCGCGTGCTTCGCTATCAAGAGACGGAGCAATTTATCAGTACGGTTCTTCCATCGTCATCCCGTACTTCGTCGTCGATGGCAGCACATGGAGATACAACCAGCACGTTGCTCGCTATATCGCGCAGGCGGATGCGTGGAACGTCAACGACAAGAGCACTGGCGTCACCTTGTCGAACGGCGACAAGACAGCGACCACTTCAAACGGCAGCCAATATCTACGCTCGACCCAAGGCAACCCATCGGCGACAGCGGCAAAACTCTACGCCGAGTTCAAGAAAGAACTCGGCACATCGTCGCTGACGGTGGGATTCGCGGATGGTGATTCCACGCTGGCGAACGCCGCTGCACTGGCAGCCACGCTCAACATCAACCACCTCTCTCAGAACGGTGGCAAGATTTTTATTAACTCCGTCGATACCGGGGTAAACATCGGCACCTTTGCGAATGGTGATGTCGCTTGCGGCGCGTGGGATACTTCAGCCAAGCTGGTCTGGTTTCGGAAAAACGGCGGGCTGTGGAACAACAGCGCGACAGCCGATCCGGCGACAGGCATCGGGGGCATCAGCTTCCCCACGCCGCCAACGAACAGCAAGTTGCTCGGCGTCATAATAAACTCTGGCGATTCGCTGAGTGTTCGCACTGAGGTCGCCGATTACACGCTCGCTCCACCGATTGGATTCAAATCGTGGATGGGCGAGATCATCCCGACCGCTGGTGCGTGGAACGTCAGTGACAAAGACGCATCGCTCTCGCTTAGTGGTAGCGACAAGATCGTAACGTCGAGTGTGACGCAATCGCAGGCTATTCGCTCGACCAGAACGATCCCCCTTGGGGCCGCAGAAAAATACTACGCAGAATACTTGCAGGACAATTACGTCACCGATCATGCTTTCGGTATCAAGCAAACTGGCAACGCCTTAAATATTATCAACAACGGCTGCGCCATCCTCTCGCAGATGGGCAATGTCCTCGTTGATAACGTCTCTCAGGGATCGTTTTCTGGATCGCCGTCAGCCCTCGTAGACGGAGATATTTACAGCGTCGCTTGGAATGTCCCTGCCAAACTTATCTGGTTTCGAAAGAACGCCCTTAACTGGAACAACAACGCCAGCGCTAATCCGGCGACAGGTGTAGGTGGATATTCGACAGCGGCCTTCCCCGCCGCAAACTATGCGCTGTTCGCCCAGTTGAGCGGAGTAGCGAGCAAGGGAACGCTCCGCACAGAGAAGGCAGAGTTCACTCTACCGACACCGGTTGGCTTCCTGTCGTGGATGGGTGAGACGCTCGTCATCCCCGACATGGGCACGCTGACATGCGGTGCAGCGAGTGTCTCAGGCGTTGGTGCAGCAACGCATCACGGCACCGGCACGCTCACTGCGCAGAGCGTCTCGCTCGTCAACCCGGGCGGCATCTCCGGATCGACCGGCACCGGCGCGCTGACGGCGCTGTGGACCGCGCCTGTATCAGCCAACACGATCCTGAACTCCGAAGAATTTGACAACGCCGCATGGTCGAAGACCAACGCGACAGTAACAGCCAATGCTGTCACGGCACCGAACAGTACGCTGACAGCCGATCAAATCTTCGACGACGCGGTGGCGTCTGGCGGTCACGCCGTTTCGATGTCGCGACCGACGGTCGCCGGTCAGCCGCACACGTTGTCGGTCTACGCCAAGGCTGGCACGCGCGGCTTCATCAGGCTGTCTCTCAGCGGCGGCACGTACTATTCGGT